TAATCCCCCCTTCTACGATCCTAGATTAGGGGTGGGCATTGATTTTTATGTTAACGCAACGCAAGAAAACATTTGGGTGGGTTTAAGCACAACAGGTTTAGAAAGATGGGGAAGAATTTCTGTAGGTGCTGGTCTTGTAGAAGCTCTACCGGAAGCTGAAGTAGGTAATTTTATTGTTGCTGACCCAGTAGTTACAACCTCAAATTCAGAACCTTCTGAATTTCCCCAATATGTTCCTTCAGAAGGTCGTGTGCATTTTCATGTTAGCTATTTACCTAATTCTATTTATCGTCTATATATAGGTATATCTAAAGATCAAGATCACGCAATTTGGTATTTTTATGAATTTGGAGAATACATATAGTTTTTTCTTTTCTGTTTTCAAAGACGAAATATATGCAGTTAGACTTGCTTGGCAATTAAATAAATACTTTCCGGGAGTTGAAGTTATTGCTATAGCAGACGGCCCATGTGATGAGCATAGTCTTAGACAAGCCAAAGAATTTAATACTAATCTAAAAATTATTATTGGGGAAAGATTAAAATCTTCTCCTACGGGAGGATGCCGATTTACTGATAGAAATTTTAGACTATTATTAAATGAATCGAAAAGTAAAATATTTATTAAGCTTGACCCTGATAGCTACATATTGAAAAGTTGTGAAATTCCAGATTATGACTGGTTTGGTGATGTTCATAATATAGTAATACCTTACTTAAACTATAAATTTGATTTTGTAGCTGGCGGAGCTATGGGTCTATCTAGGACTACTATAATAAAAATATTAGAATCAGGTTTACTACTAGATCTGAAGTATGACGATAAAAAAGGATTCTATAATCGTTATCAGCGTTATAGAAAATTTGGAGATCCTGATAACGAATTTAATAACATACGAAGAGAAGATTGGGTTTTAGGATCGGTGTGTAAAAGACTAGAAATAAATCCTGTTATTTGGGATGAAGTTTATTCCAATAATGAGAATAGTGAAATTATTGAAAATTACAATAGTTATTCTATTATACATCCCGTTAGGACACGTTGGTAGCGATTAAAGTCTTCTAATAAAATGATATAACCTAAACTATAAAGTGAATAGCTAAAAACTATATGTCTATCTATCCTGTTATTCCTATTACGCAGTTTTATAACAACGCCGTTACCTATGACCCCCGTGCGGCTAAAGTTGAGCTAGGCAAAGGAGGTGTGCTAGACAGGAGCAGGATCCACTTTTTTAACAATACTCGTAAAAGCTATTCTATAAATGCTGTACTAAAAGATAAAGACACACTACAAAATTTCTTAGAAGTAAATCGAGGTAAACCGTTTGAATTTAGATACGATGGCGTCACTTCTTCCGGCTTGTATGTTTGCAAAACTTGGTCGTGGGATTGGATTGTTTACACAGATAGCGTTAGTGGCGTTTGGAATTTCTCTGCTACTTTTGAACAGGTTTTTCGCCCTGGTTGGGTGTCCAATACAACAGGTCTAGGGACACTTACATTAGGGGCTATAACAGTTACAGGTACAGGGGAGATTTCTAGTGCGGGATTGACCCCCGGAGCTTTATACGCTGTGAAATATGGCGGCGGGACATTTTTTAATCCAAACACGGGGCAACGAACTACTTCAGGCTGGACATTTTTTAGGCATTTAGTTGGGCCTGTTACGATTCAGATTATTACAGCCAGTGCTAACTATAAGTATGCACGCCTAACAGGAGCTAACAACTATATTGACGTTGTTTTAGAGACAAATTGGAATGATGGAACCGAGCAAATTAGAGGCAATCAGTATTTACTAATTAGAGAAGACGGGGAGTAGATCCCGTTCCCACTACTCCCCCGCCCTACTCCCAACCCTAGCCCTATCCTGGCTGTTGGTGATTGCAGTGGAGAGGCCTATACAGCGTTATCGCAAACAGTTGAGGTCTCACATGGGCACTAGCATCAGCACCACCTTCGGCTCCAATGGCCCCACCGTCGTTACCACGGGTGGCACCGTTCGCCCTACCACAATCCGCCTGGGCCATTCTTGACAAGTTGATTATCACTATCCCTTGGAGGCTCAACAGTAGGGATCTGACAACCGCAAGCGTTATTACACTTTTTAACTTCTTCTTTTTTAGGAGTAATTACACCAGTACCACTAATTTGAACTTTAATTGCATCAACAATATCCATAATTAAGCTCCCGGTACAGTTAGAGTCAAAGAAGAAATAGAACAGGTGTCGCCTGAAGTCCATGATACGGTATTAAACTTAATATCCCCCGAACCTGCGGTAACACTAACATCGCCACTAAAAATAGTAGTGTTATCTCTGTTCGTAGCAATAAAGTTAGCTACAGTACCAGTTGCGGCAATAGTCGCGTCAGCAATAGCAGAAAACGTCACCGCACCCGCTGAAGCTGCTCCAGCAGGAGGCGCACTAAAGTTATTAGTAGAAAGAACAGTATTACCCGATGTTCTAAAAATTAAACGTGCTGTGGCGTTAGTTGTACCAGCACCTAGGCGTGTAATAACTGCATCAGCAATAGTTGTTCGCAAGGTGGCGTCATTTATGACTATGGCCATAATTAAAATAAATATTCTTACTTCTCCAGGTTAAAGAAATTACGACTTCAACTCGCTATTCAATAGCGATTAAGAAGTTTGAACACACTACGGTAAAAGAAGTAATTACTGAAGATTTTATGACTATTAATATCGCCGCCATTAACGGTAATAGTGAACCTTTTTCTATTCGTGCTGAAGACCTAGGAACAGGAAGCGCTGATAACCCAGCAGGTAAAGTTGTCGCTTTACATAACCACGATGCTATTTTCTTATCTGCCTGGAGTAATATTACAGATCATGGTATTAACAAGCTTTACTATTCAAACGTTATTGCTACTAGCGGAGATAATACTTTAGTGGCTGCTCCTAGCGGAGGAAATTATATTTCAATTAAATGGATTCATATTAATAACGAATCTGCAACAGAAACAACGGTGCTTATTAAATCGGGAGCCTCCACACAAAGATTTCGTTGTTTATTAAGCCCCAAGGGGACTGCTGGCAGCTTTAGACAAATTGAGTTTCCGGCACACTTACCTCTAAACCTAGACGCCAATCAACCATTGATTGTTAATTTAAGTGCTCCCAACTCTATAGGAATTTCAACTGGATACACCATTAAGAGTTAATCGCCATCTAGTCACACATTCAATCGACTAAAAAATTAAAATTGATCGTATAAAGCTTTCTCAATTTTCAAATCAATGTTTATAACTATAAAGTTGCATGGCGCTTTAGCTAAAAAATTTGGGAAAACTTTTCGATGTGTAGCTTCTAACACGGTTCAAGCTATTCGTTTTCTCGAAGTTAATTTCAAGGATTTCAGAAAATGGGTATTGGACGCTGATTCTCGTGGGATAGTATTTCAAGTAAAAACAAATCAATATGAACTAAGTAATGAAGAATTATTTGATCCTGTATCACCAGGTATGGTAATTCATATCACTCCTCTGTTTGCTGGCGAAGGTCGAACAGGTTTAATTATCGCAGGGATAGGACTTATTGCGGCTGGTGTAATCTTCACAGGCGGTTTGTTAGGGCTTTCGTCTCTCCAGTTAATTATTACAGGGGCGTTATTATTAATTTCAGGATTAATGGGCAATAAAACCCCCGCAGCAGACCCAGATGATAATCAAAAACGATCTTTTATCTTTTCTGGGGCCGCTAATGTATCAACAGTAGGTGGTAGGGTTCCTGTAGTTTACGGTCGTATACAAACAGGATCTACTGTGGTGTCTGCTTCTGTCCGTTCTTACGTTACGGTGTCTTAATGTCTCAAGAGTTAGATCCTCTCTATCAAATATGGGGGCGAGGAGGAGGTTGTTTAGCTGGTGATACCCTCATCTGGACACCTACAGGTTATCAACCCATATCAACAATTGAAGTGGGACAAGATGTATTGTGTTTCACACCAGATAAAGAAATAGTTGTTAGTAAAGTAGAAAAAACATTCTTCCATCCTCAAATGGAAGTTTATAAATATAAGTTTTGGGGTGGCGAAATTACAGCTACTCCAAATCACGCTTTTTATACTGAAAAAAATAGCTTCAAAGAAATTCGCAATTGGGAAATTGATGAATTTTTCATAGACGCAAACTTTGAATACCGCCCATTGTTAGATGTATACGATCATAAAGTTGCTGATGTCTACAACTTTATGGTTGAAAAATACCATACTTATATCATTCATAAAGTTGGTATATTATCTTCAAATGGAGGTGGCGGTAAAAAGAAAAGTCCTACCGAGCAAAAAGATACAGCTAAGACTTCTTCTCGCGCAAATGTTGTAGAAATTTTATCTGAAGGCCCAATTGAGGGTTTAGTAAAAGGCGAACAATCTATTTTCTTTGATAAGACCCCTTTAGGTAATGAAGATGATACTAAAAATTTTGAGGGTGTAACATGGGCTTTTGTCAATGGAAGTCAAAATCAAGGGTTCTTGCCAGATACTCTTGAAGAGGGATTAACTTCTGAAACAAACGTTGGTATTGATGTTAAAAAAGCTCTACCTGTAACAAGAAGTTTTGTTAACCCTAAAGTTGACGCCGTAAGAGTAAGAATAGGTTTACAAATCCAGACTTATACAGATGATGGTAGTATATTAGGCGGGAATATTCATTTCAAAATATTCTTAAGACAAGGTGTCGCGGGTTCATTTGTTGAGGTATTAAATGAAATAAAACAGAATGTAAGATTTTCGTCTTTAACCGAATTTGAATATCAATTTCCTGTAGATAACCAAAACGGTGTTACAGACCAGTTTTTTGTTCGAGTAGAACGAGTTACAGATGATATAGAAGATAGTAAACAAATTTCAGTTTTACGGTTTCAAAGTTTTACCGAAGTCATTAACAACGCTAAAATAGCGTATGTTAACACCGCTTGTATTGATGTACAATTTTTAGCTGATCAGTTTGGGTCTGTTCCACAGAGAGCGTATGAAATAGGGGGGAGAACTGTTGCTATCCCTACAAACGCCTCGGTGAATTCAGAAGATAGAGGTTTAGATTTTAATAACAATATTTGGGATGGCACACTATACGAACCTGCTTTAGCTACATCAGATCCAGCTTGGCAATTATATGACTTATTAACTAATGAAAGATATGGTACAGGTACTCAAATAACTCCATGCCAAGTTTCCATTTATGATCTTTATGAAATTAGTCGTTATAATAACGAATTAATCCCTAGTGGATTTGGAACAACTGAACGTAGATTTAGATGCAATACGGTTCTTCAAACTAAACAAAGCGCCCATGAATTTATTAATGCGATTATGGGTAATTGTAGGGCACAGTATTATTGGGATGGTTCTTGTATTCGATTTTGGCAAGATAGACCTACAGAAATCACTCGTCAGTTTACGAACTCCGATGTAGAAAATGGCGAATTTAAGTATTCTTCTACTGATATTCAAACTCGTAATTCAGTTTGTAATGTAACTTGGAATGATCCTGATGACTACTATAGAACTACTGTAGAGTCGGTAGAATTAGCAGGAGCCATTCGTAAATTTGGTTATAGAGATACTGAGTTTACTGACTATGGGTGTACATCTAGAGGACAAGCCTACCGATCAGGTAGATTCTCATTGCTATCAGGGTTTTATAATACTGAAACAATCACATTTAGAGCTAGAGCTATAGGGCTTTATACACGCCCTGGTGATGTCATTGCTATATCTGACTGGCGTAGAGCTAAATTTAGATATGGGGGGTTGATAGTTAGCGCAACTACGACTACTGTAGTTCTTGATGATTCAGTTGAGTTACCTTCTGCGACAGGTTATTCAATAACCTGTACAATGCCCGATCTAACCTTACAAACAAGAGTGATAACCAATACTTCAGGTAGTCACAATGTTATTAATGTAGCCGAATCATTTACTACAGCCCCGACTTCTGAATCAAATTGGATTATAGATGTTATCCAACCTAGGGCATACAGAGTTCAATCAATTAAGACAGAAACTGATAATCCCGATCTAATTGAAGTTGTAGCAGGCTCTTATAGAGAAGATCTTTACGAAGCTGCCGAAAATGGGTGGGCATTAGAACCTGTTATTCGTCAATCTCTAACTCCGAGCGTCCCTCCTGTACCAACTAATCCTGTTATCACTTTCACCCAATTATCCACAGCATCTAATCTAGATTACATTCTTAGAGGGCGTTGGGATGCTCCCACCACTGATTCTCAATTTGTTACTGGTTATTTAGTTCAGTGGAAACGAGAGGTGAATGGATTATGGTCAGAATCAATTGTGACAACTGAAAGAGAATTTACTCTATCACCTGTATATGCAGGAAGGTATTACATTAGAGTATCTTCACTTTTAATAGATGGTTCCACATCTAGATGGGCGACAAGTGGGGGAGCTATTGCAGGAAGCACTTCTAATCTTTATTTTGATTTTACTCGTCCTCGTTCTATGTTAGTTTTATAACTATGACAGACTTACAATTACTCCAAGATGTACAAAAATTAGATGGCGATGCCACGATATTTTTGTACGAACTATCAAATTTTAGTTTAGAAAATCCAAACGAAACATTTAGATTTTCTAACATGGCGGGCGTATCATTCAATGGCCCATATTATGCTATCGCTTGTACACACAATTCAGTTGAGATTTCTAACGTAGGGTCGCAAGCTAGATTAGAATTAACCCTATCAGACGCAGGTAGTGTTGTTACCAGTTTGATTGATGGAAATACAGATGGCT